GCAAGAACTCGCCCAGGAATCCGGTCTAACCGAGCACTTGGGCAGTCTGTTCAGATGGAAGCCAGAGATCAACATGACAGCGTGGAAAGCTGCCCATGAGTCGATCACTGCTCCCCTTCTGGACGCCATCACAACAACGGCCGGAAGGCCGTCATACGCCATCACTCGAAAGGACTGAACCATGGCTTTCTTATCACAATCATTCGACATCAACGAATTGCCCGAGGCAACTAACAATTACGGGCCTCTGCCCGCCGGTTGGTATGCCGTGACTATTTCAAAAGCCGATGTGAAGCCCACAAAAGCGGGTACTGGAGAGTACATCAATCTGATGTACACGGTCACAGGACCCACTCACCAGGGTCGCACCGTCTGGGGCATCATTAATATTCGAAACCCGAACCCAAAAGCTGAGGAGATTGGCCGTCAGCAACTTGGCGAGATTATGCGGGCAACTGGACTGTCTAAAGTCACGAACACCGATCAACTGATTGGCAAGGATCTTGTGATTAAGGTCGCAGTTAAAGAGGACGACCGAGGCGGTGAGCGCAACGACGTGAAAGGATTCAAGGCCGTTCAAGGCGGCTCAATTCCCTCTATGCCTACCGCAGCACCGGAGGCTCCAGCAGCAAAGGCCGCTCCCCCGTGGGCTAAGAAGTAAGCAAAAAAAAGCCCCCTGCAAGGGGGGCTAGCAACTCAAAAGGAGAGGAGACGGTTAATTATGGCGCAAATTATAGTCAAAGACAAAATCGTTGAAGCAATAGACGCTGCGCACGAGGCTGCGCAAGAACGACCCAGGCCGCACATGGGGGCCTCGATGCTTGGTCATCCGTGTGATCGTTGGCTCTGGTTAAGCTTTCGCTGGGCGGTGATTGAGAAGTTTGAGGGTCGGATTCTGCGCCTGTTTCGCCGTGGACAGATGGAAGAAGCCACAATCATCAGCGACCTAGAGGCTATCGGGATCGTATTCAAACAGACAGACGGACAGGCCAGGGTGGATTTTGGCTCTCATGTCTCAGGCTCAGTAGACGGCATCATTGAATCCGGTGTTCCTGATGCGCCGAAGGCGAGACATGTGGCCGAGTTTAAGACCCATGCACTGAAGAGTTTTGAGGATCTTTTGTCCCAGGGTGTTCAGAAGTCTAAGCCGATGCACTGGGCTCAGATGCAAGTTTACATGCATGGCCTAGGGATACACCGAGCTTTGTATGTAGCCATCTGCAAAAATGATGACAGAATTTACACAGAGCGGCTACACTACGATAACAACGCGGCCGAAAAGCTGGTTGACAGAGGCATACGAATTGCGCAAGCAGACCGAATGCCAGAGCCTTTGAGTACAAATCCGACGTGGTACGAATGTAAGTTTTGTGCAGCGCATGAGTTCTGCCACAAGACAAAGCTAACAGAGCAGGTCAATTGTCGGACGTGTGCGCATTCAACGGCAACGGCGTCAGGTGTTTGGGAGTGTGCGAAGTGGGGAAACGATATACCGCTGGACTTCCAGCACAAAGGCTGCTCCTCTCACGTCCTGCACCCGGATCTAGTGCCGTGGAAGATGAAGGGCAGCGACGAAAACGGGTGGAGAGCAATCTATTTGGTGGATGGGCGCGAGGTGGTGAACGGTGAACCTGGGCCAGGGGTGGTGTCTAGTGAGCGACTAATAAAGGGGGTTATATGACAACACTACGAGAGGCCGCCAAGCAGGCGCTCGATGCGCTGCACTTGTGGCACTGGACTAAAGAAACAACGGGGCTGGACGCTGCGCATGACGCACTGCGTGACGCACTTGCAGACCAATCCGAGCAAGCCCTCGAAATGGTTGAGCCGGTAGCCTGGATGGATCGGGAAGCGGGGTTTGAATTCAACAGCCTTGGCGGTACGTACACAAGCGGAAAGTTGGACGAACATCTTGAACACTTCGCCGCCCTTGTTGCAGCAGCCGAGGCAGAGCGTATTTCAAACCAGGCGCGTCACATCATCAAGCGAGCCGAGGCGCGGGGGGCGGAAGCAGAGCGCGAGGCGTGCGCAGCAATAGCAAACGAGCACAAAGAGCATTGCTACGACGGAGACCAAGATTGGTATAAGTGTCGCAGCATAGAAGCAGCCATCCGAGCAAGGGGGAACAGATGACCAAATGGGCAGTAGCAAACAAGTCAAACATATCTTCATCTCGACATGTTCGGATCAATAGTGATGACGGTGAAATATGTATTGTGACTTGGCAAGGCAGCGAGAAAGAAACTGATCGGCTTGCGCAACTGATCGCCGCTGCGCCTGATCTGCTGGAGGCGTTGCGAGAGATTGCAGCAGACTATTCCGATCAAATCAGATTGGCTCGCGCGGCCATTGCCAAAGCGACAGGGGGAACAAATGAATGACCGTGAACTCTTGGAACTGGCTGCTAAAGCTGCGGGTTACGACGTGGTTTATGAAAGTACATACCTAACATTTTTTCGTCAGGATGTTCCTGGGCGCCCAATCTGGAACCCGTTAAATGACGACGGTGATGCTCTGCGGTTGACGGTGAAGTTGAAGCTGAGTGTAAACATTGAGGAGCGCGATCAGCATGAATGGTCGCACATCGTATGGGTTGGCGCTGTGTTTGAGCCTTTACAAAGCGATCCCTACGCCGCCACCCGCCGCACGATTGTCAAGGCCGCTGCTGAAATTGGAAGGGGGAACACATGACCACGCTACGTGAAACAACAATGCAAGACGCTATTGAATCCGGTAACAGTGTCTTGATGGAAGAACAAGCCGCGCTTTTAAGAGAGTGCAGATTAGCAATTGATGAACTTATAAAAAAGAAACCAATGATTGCCGGCCTAATATGCGGATCAACAACTATTGGAAATCTTAGAGCGTCTCTATATGAGTACCGCCCACAGGGTGTTTTTGGGGTGAAAAAATGACCACACTACGTGAAGCCGCAGAGATGGCGCTGGAGGCTTTGAAACAATCGCACCCAAAACCTTGCAATGAAGATGACGATTACGCAGAACTAGCATGGAAGAAACACACTGCGGCAATCAAAGCTATTGAATCAGCGTTAGCAAAACAACCAAAGAGGGATTCAAACAAAGATTTATGGCTATCTTTGAGGAAAAAAGTCATGAGGAGCAGACTATGACAGTAAAACTGACAACAAGCTCAGTAGCCGTAGACCAAGATTACTTCTGGCAACCCATGGGTACTTGCCCGCTATCCGTAAAGGTCCAACTGCTAGGAGCTGGAGGCGTGGCAACGTATGGCAATTGGGATGGGTACAACTCATTTTGGAAAGGTTGGGCACCGTTGCCCAAGAAAAGGGAGGCAGACAAATGATCGAGGAGCCAATAAATCAACTGGCTTGGGAGTGTGGATTTCTAGAAGAAGATTTCGAGAAGCTAAAGAAGTTTGCAAGGCTAGTAAGAACACGCGCTTTTCTTGAAGGCTTCGATGCCGGGATGAATTACCAGCAGGTATTGAACGACAAGGAGCCGGATAAATGAGAACAATGATTGCATTTGTACTTCTGTTTGCCACTCAAGCCCAGGCTGAATCATGGGGAGGTAAAGACAAGTGGCAACACGCGCTTGTTGGAGCTGGCACTGGTGCCGTGTTCGCCAAGGCCACGAATGATTGGCGCTATGGTTGCGCCGCGGCTGCGGCTGTAGGGCTCGCCAAAGAGATTTACGACAGCACCAACCGCAACCGCCACACGCCATCGTTCAAAGACTTTGCTGTTACCGCTGCGGCTGGATGCGGCTCTAGCATTGTCGTTGCACCAAACTATATCGGCTTCAATATCAAATTCTGAGGATCACATGCCAAGACCTGCACCCCCATGCAACAAGGGCCGCAAAATCATCAAGGTGAATGCACTGATGATGGCCCAGCTAATGAAACATTTGATGGAAGGCGATTACACGTGCCAGGAGCTGGCCGAGGAAACGGGCCTGCACTACGTGACCGTTCTTCATTACACCCGCGAGATGTACAGAGAGGGAGTGCTTCACATCTGTAAATGGGACAAGCGGCCAGAATCAAAAGATCCAATAAGAATTTATAAGCTTGGATCAAAACCGGACGCAAAGAAGAAAATACTAACTGACGTTGAAAAATCTCAACGGTACCGACAAAAGAAGAAACAACTAAAGTTGGTGCAAATGATGGCAGGAGACTCTACGAGGTGCACCCGGAAACCGAAAGCACAGCAGACACAACAAAAGGAAGCAGCATGAAGATTAAACTAGCACCCCCAAAAATGGATGCATTTGATGAGGATGACATCGCCGTTTTTACGATGGAACTAGTAGATGAGTCTGCCGCCAGCATTGAGATTAGGGCCTGGATTGATAGAGACAATTGGCCGGTGATTCAACAGGCTGTGGCCGATGCTTTGGAAATGATGTTTCCGGAGGGCGGGTAATGCTCCGTGACTACCAGCAGCGCACTATTGACCATCTGTACCAATGGTTCCGCAACGGAAACGAGGGGAATCCTTGTCTTGTGCTTCCGACTGGCTCAGGAAAGAGCCACATCGTTGCGGCATTGTGCAAGGATGCCTTGCAGAACTGGCCAGAAACCCGGGTTCTGATGCTCACTCATGTGAAAGAGCTGATTGAGCAAAACGCGGAGAAAATGAGACTCCACTGGCCGGGAGCGCCAATGGGTATTTATAGCGCAAGCATTGGACGGAGGCAACTCGGGGAGCCTATCACTTTTGCAGGCATTCAGTCGGTGAGGGACAAAGCTCATCTGATTGGTCACGTTGATCTGGTCATCATTGATGAGTGCCACCTTGTCGGACACAAGGACGAAGGAGGTTATAGGCGGCTGTTGGCCGACCTGAAGGACATCAATTCCAATCTTCGTGTGGTGGGCCTTACCGCTACTCCCTGGAGGCTAGGACACGGTTTAATCACTGATGCGCCCGCGATCTTTTCCGATCTAATCGAGCCGGTGAGCATTGATGAACTGGTCAAACGCAAGTTTCTTGCTCCGTTGCGATCAAAGGTAACCGCTGAGCGACTGGACGTATCAGGCGTTCGCAAGCGTGGCGGGGAGTACATTGAGGCCGAGCTGCAAGCCGCCGTTGACAACGAGGCACAAAACAGAGCGATCGTGCAGGAGGTCATCACTAGGGCCGATGATCGTAAAGCTTGGCTGTTCTTCTGTGCCGGTGTCCGTCATGCTGAGAACGTGCGAGACGTGCTGCAAAGCCTCGGAATCGTTGCGGAGTGCGTGACAGGGGATACGCCGAAAGCGGAGCGTGAACGCATTTTGACGCTCTACAAAGCCGGGCAAATCAGGGCATTGACGAACGCGAATGTGCTAACGACAGGGTTTGATTACCCTGATATTGATCTGGTTGCCATGCTGCGCCCGACGATGTCACCTAGCCTGTATGTGCAGATGGCAGGCCGAGGAATGCGCCCAAAGAGCCACACCGACCATTGCCTAGTGCTAGATTTTGCTGGTGTAGTGGCGACACATGGCCCGATAACGGCAGTGCAGCCTCCGAAGAAGGCAGGATCAGGCAATGGCGAGACCCCAGTAAAGCTGTGCGAGGCTTGCAACGAGCTGTGCCCGATCTCCGCCAGAAAATGCCCAGCTTGTGGCGCTCCGTTCCCTGAACCAGAAAAAAAGCCCCTGACGCTGCACGTTGACGATATCATGGGCATCGAGGGCACAGAGATGCTCGTACGGTCCTGGATCTGGCGTAAGCACACAAGCAGGGCATCAGGTAAAGAAATGTTCGCGGTCACTTATTACGGTGCCCTGAGTGATCCTCCGGTTACCGAGTATCTGACAATCACGCATGATGGGTATCCGGGTGAAAAGGCAATTAGGACGTTCATGGACATGGCCAAAAAAGCCGGTGCGCCCATCGGGTCTCACGAGGATCTAGACGAATGCGCCAAGATCATGACGAAGGCCACGCCGCCGAGCTTGGTGGAGTACCGCAAAGAAGGGAAGTTTGTTCGAGTTATCAACCGAGAATGGGGGATCAATGAGTGAGCCACACGTTGTCCAGGTGTACCGAGAGAAACTGAGAGAGGCAAAGAAGGGTTTGTACCCGCCGAAGTGCTGTTACACATGCGACCATTTTGCAGACCATGACTACTGCACGATGTTCGATGAGAAAGTGCCGAAAAATTTTGCCGGGTCAATAGATCAATGCCCGAGTTGGTTTGAGGAGATCCCATTTTGATGAACAAACAAGAACGACATCAGTTTGATCGTTTAACCCGTTTGCTTGAGGTTGAGAGAGAACGCGCCGAAAAAGCATGGGTCGGATACCGTGAGATTTTGTATGAAGTGGTGGATCTCAGGATGAAGCTAGAAAGAATTGAGAAAGCACTTAATGAAAACTTTGACTGACGTTGTACCCACCGAACACTTTGAGCAACGTGAGTTTGTGAAGTGGTTCAGACAGACATATCACGGGGTCAGAATCTTCGCCATCCCAAACGGAGGAGCCAGAACAATCACCACGGCAACGCGCCTGAAGTCTGAGGGCGTGTGCAGAGGGGTGCCCGATCTTTTCATTCCATCCTGGGGCCTGTGGGTGGAGATGAAGCGGAAGAAGGGTGGCGTTGTTAGCGCCGATCAAAAAGACTGGATTGATTACCTGGAGGCCAATCAATACCATTGCATCGTTGCCAAGGGGTGTGACGACGCAAAGCAACAAATTGGGGAGTTTATCCTAGAACACATTGACATTGAATGTCAGCGCATTCACAATTGAACCCATCGCAACACACAACCCGGAGCTTCCGAAATGTGCTACATCACCAGCCAAACCAACAAGTACCTCGATCAAATGGAACAAGACGAAAAGGAATATGAAGAGGAATTTCAGTTCATTGCTGAATTTCGTATTGATGATGTTTCATACGAGATGGAGAACGACACCATCACGTTTGTTGAGGCGTGCAACAAGGTTGAGAAGGGTCTCATGAGCCTTGAGCAATTGGGCCGATTGGTGATGACTGCACGAAACGACATTATTGACTCTATGATCGACTAACAAATATGGGGGTCTGAAAAGGTAAGTTCGGGTGAGCCCGACACCCCCGCCAAATCATGAATACAAAAGCCCTGAAATTGGTAAGAAAGCTGTGGAATAACAGTTCGGTTTCACGGAATGTAAACCGGCACAATCAGCGCGAGTGGGTTCGTGCTGTTCGTAAACTAGGCAAGCGGTGGCTGCTTGCGGAGACTCAATCAAAAGGAAACGTATGTCAGACGTGGAAGGAACATTGCAGGAACGTGGCAAGAAATACGGCAAGTTTTCGGGACATGCAGAAGTCTCACAGGACCTCAAGCTTGTAATTCGGACACACCTCAAGCATCGAGGCAAGATTCTTGCCTTGGACCAGCAAGAGGCCCTAGATATGATCTGTCACAAGATCGCCAGGATCATCAACGGGGACGCCGACTACGCCGATAGTTGGCACGACATCGCAGGCTACTCAACTTTGATTGTTCAACGACTGAAAGGAGATGATGATGTGTAACGGTAACTGTGGTCAAGGTCGTCAATGCGATTGCGTTACAGATTTTGAATTCGAATGGTACGAAAAAACAGAATTCGAGAGTTTTGCCTCGAAAGCTGCGACAATTTTACTGGTTTTATTGATCGTCATAAGCCTCGCCGGCTTGGCGATGCTTCATATATAAGATTCGTTCAGCAATACGACGCCGTTGTAACCCGGGCAGGACTTTCCCGCCTGCTCGGACAAACTTCAGAAACTCGCTGGCTGCTCCAGCGTAGTCTTTTCTGAGGTGCTTTCTTCTGAGCGTTGACCGCTGAAGGGCACCGAGCCCCAAGTTGAAAGCGAAGCTAACCAAAGCATCAAATTGACATTGCGAGATGTTTGTTCCGCACAGTCTCTCAACACCCCGCTCAAACCGACGAAGATCATTTCTGAGTAGATCATTGACTTCCTCTTGTGTGAATGTCCGATTGTGAGCTGGAGCGAGTTGGAAGTGCATACGCTCCTCGAGCGTTAGGTGATGCTGCCTTGGGTACAAAACATGCCCGACGCCGACAGTCCAGAGCAAAGCAGGGCACCTGTATGGCTTGAGCCTGACACCCTCAAAGTGTTTGATAAGGCTGATGCCGACTTCTGAAGTCTTCATTTGCCGAAGGCTCTGCCGCCGAAGTGGAACGCTATCACGGATGCAAATAGCGCCTGGGTGTTCTCATCCCAGAGCTGCGCAGCCACATCAACAAACGAAGCGCCAGCCGCTACCCCATAGAAGAAAATGCCGATGTCAATCAGAACCAGAAGGATGAAGAATCCATAGGTGACTACAGGCCGCACAGACGCGCGAAGGTTAATCACCCACTGGCTAGCACCTTCACCGATAGCCGCGTCATGGGTGTAAATTGCCTTCATTTCGTCGCTCTGTGCGCCGATTCTGGCCTGGATCTCGCGGCTTGCAATATCCATTTCCAACTGAGCGGAGCGGATCTCCTCAAGCTTGGCCTCTGCATCAAATCCAATCTTTCGAAGTTCCAACTCCCTCTGAATCTGCATCCCTAACAGCTCAATCTCTTGTCGCTTGTCGCTGCGATCCTTCATGAACTCCAAGAACCG